ATGATATTTATATTCAGTTTAAACCTGAAGAACATGATGCTACTAAAAGTGCTAAAATAGTTTCATTATGTTCTATTAATATTAAAGGTGATTCTGATGTTGAAGCTTATAGAGATCGTTGTATTGCAGCCGGTTATGAAGGTTGTGTTGTTCGCTCTAAGATTGCAGAATATAAATTCGGTTCTCGTCCACAAACTATGATGAAAGCTAAACAGTGTGAAGAGACTGAATGTTTGTGTTTAGATATTCTCGTTGATCGTATAACTAAAATTGTTGATGGTCATGAGGTAGTTTATAATTATGCTAAGTTCAAATGTAAGAATGATTTAAATGCTGAAACATTTGAAGTTAAGCCTACAGCTGTTTATAATGGCAATACCGATAATACTATGACAAGTGATTATATTCTTAGTCATAAGAATGAGTTTATCGGTAAAATGCTTGCCATTAAGTTTTATGAACGCACAGATAAGAACATTCCGTTTAATGCTAATGCTTACGGAGTTCGTGATTATGAATCTAACGATTAATTACATATAATGAAAGACACAAATCCTTTTAAAGAAGAAGAGGAAATTAAACAAGACATTCCTGTTGATAGTTCTCCTTCTAAAGCTGAAGAAGAATTATCTGCACTTGCTATTACAACTGAGAAATATAAACCTATTGTAATAAATGGTGTTTCAATTCCGTCTGTTGTTAGAACGGATGCTCCTGATAAACCATATATAGTTACAGAACCTCGAACTGTTGCTGATTTATCCAAGGATGAAGTTGATTGGCTTAATACCAATATTAATTTCATTCTTGATGCTACTGGCGAGTTTATTCCTGTTACTAGTGGTAATCAGTTTGTATTCTATCAAACTCTTTTGAAAATTCAGTATTATATTTATGCTCATAATATTCCAATTGAGTTCTTTGATGGTAACAATGAAAAAGCTCGCTATTATAAGATTTGGAATATCGGTTATTTAATCGACAATGAAAATTATAATAGTGCTTATGAACCTCAATTTCATATTTGTGTTGATAGTAATATGAGTGCTGAAGTTGAGTCTCATGATCATGCTATTAAGATGTTTAACAGATATACTTATAATCTATTTAAGAGTGCTGTGAAACTTGTAGATTATAAAGTTCCTAGAGGTAGTTCTTTAGCTATTGCTAAATGTTCTGCAAGACTTATATTTGATACTATTGAAGATTTTGAAGCTTGGATTAAAGATAGTGTTATTCCGGCTGCAGAAACTCCTACAGATAATCATATTCTTTCATTCTTTCCTAAACTTAATCCTCTGTATCTAAATTCTAAAGTTAGAACAACTGATACGTTTAGTTTCTATGCTAATCCTAAAGCGTGGATTGCTCAGAATGAAGCTGGTAATACTTATAAAGCTAAGTTTAATATTTTAATGTTCCCTGAGTTTATTGGAGCATTAACTATTACAACTTATCATTCAGCCGCTAAGACGATTGAGGTTAATATGGAACAACTTTCTAATCGTCTTAAAGCTATTGCAGAAAGTCATATTTATAAAAAGGCTTAGCTATGGATGCTGTTAGTAGTGTTACTAAGGAAATGTTTCGTAGATATTTCATAGCGGCACTTGTTAGCATTGGTATTCCACTCGATCAAGCTAATTTGTTTTGTTGTATGAATCAACGTAGACGTCTCATGGATCTTGGTATTTGTACCGTTATTTCTATGAAGCTTGATGAGTTTATGGAAGCTAGAGTTCCTGATTATAAAGGTTGTATGCCTAAAGATGATTGGGAAGCTATTATAAATTATAACTTTTCAGATGATTGATGTATGAAAGTTGTTGCTACTAAACACTTTCCTTTTGGTAAGTTTGTTGCTATTAATATGTTTGCTAGACTTTATCTTAAAGATAAAGATAAATCTAGGCTTACATTAATGATTAGGTATCCTAGTCGATATTTTAAACTCATTCAACATGAACGTTCTCATACTAAACAACAGAATGACCTCTTAGGTATATTCTTCTATATATGGTACGTCATTGAATGGTTCTTTAAACTCTTCACTGAAGGTAAGGCTTATCGCGAACTTTGTTTCGAGCGTGAAGCTAGAGCAAATGAGACTAATGTAGATTCTTATAATGTTATTATACATTACAAAAATGGTAAAGCTTATACTATTATGCAAGATAGTATTCCTATTTGTACTTATTATGACATTGATGATGTTATCAAAAATATTGATAATATTAAGTATCTTGAGTTTAAACCTTTGAATGTTAAAGGTAGTCTTATTAATCGTAAGTGGGGTAGTTGGTTGAGATATGTATTTAAAAGATAATATGGGTTGATTTCTTATTCAATTATAGCCTATGCTGTGAAGCACGCTGTTGAAGCCGCTGGTCTTAATTGACTAGCGGCTATTTTTGTTTAATTTAAAATTGTTATTATGAATTTTGGAGAAGCTATTGAACGCGTTAAGACTCGTTCTTATATTGCAAGACGTGCTAATTGGGATGATGATGTATTTATATTTGCACAAGTTCCTGCTGATATAAATGAAGAAACTATTCCTAAGATGCAAAGTCTTCCGGAAGTTGTTAAACGTGAGATTACAGAAGCTGGTATTACTAATCTTAGTTATCAGAATCAAATTTGTAAGTTTGATAATGGTGATATTACTTATTATACACCTACTGGTGATGAGATTTTTGCTGATGATTGGGAAACTAAGAGTGATGATACTCTAGCTGAATGGGAAATTATATGACACCTGAAAATGTAAGTGCTATTATAGATACTGTTAAAGGTACTGTATTACCCAGTGAAAGAATTGCTATGTTTAATAAAGCTTGTGCAATTGATCCTCACGATACAGTAGTTATTGAAGAGCTATCTGAACTTATTAAAGCTGTTTCTAAGATTAATAGATGTCATAATAATAAACATCTTAAAAGTCTTATGGAAGAAATTGCTGATGTTAGAATTGTTATTGAGCGTATCATGTGTAAATATAATATTAAAGAAGACGATATTGATAAGCTCGTAGTGTTTAAAATAAATCGCTTTATTGATCAATATGGCATCTAAAAATAAAAATGATCAAGTAAATCATCCTAAGCATTATACTTCTGATCCTAGTGGTATTGAATGTATTGATGTTACTCGCCATAGAAATTTTAATATAGGTAATGCTATTAAATATCTATGGAGAGCTGGTCTTAAAGAAGACAAAGATCGTAAGCTTATTGATAAACAAATTGAAGATCTTAATAAAGCTATTTGGTATCTTGTAGATGAGATTCATCGTCTTGGTGGTAGATGTACTGTTAAGACTGATTCGATTAATACTTGTTTGCCTATCGATAATGAAAGTATTATTGATGCTGTTATGAATTATTCTAAAGTTGTTGACGGTACTTGTAAAACTCTTTTAGGTGTTGGTGGTAATAATGATGAATGTAGAGGGATATTACGTCGTACAATTGAAGATCATATTGATTATTGGTATAGAGTTCAAAAAGATGGTGGACAAACTAAACTTGATATGTGATGAAATTTGTTAGACCTATTAGTGTTATTCATACAGCTCATAATCTTAAAGGTGGCTTACAATTAGCTGAATTTGCTGGTCGTCTTTGTTATAAATCTGAAGGTAAGACTGCACCCGGAAGTTACGTTAAGTTTCTTCTGATGCTTATTGATAAAGGTCATACTTCAATTCTTGAGCATTGTCCTATTTATGTTTGTGGTTATCATGATATGATGAGTATTGAGATGATAAACATTAGACACTCTGCTTTTTCTCGTTTTGTTGCTGATATTAAAGATGCAAGACCTAATTCTAATTTCTATTATATCTACACTAATCTTCGTGTTGTATATAATGAAAATCCTGAATTAGCTAAAGCTCTTATTCAAACTTCTACTATGGAAGGTGATGAGATTTGGAAAGCTCATGGTGTTGCTTGGTTTGTTCCGAAATTTGATCATCCTTTCGCTCGTATGAGTGCATATATAACTACTCTTAGAAGTGTTGTCGATGAACTTGTACGTGAACGTGTTCAATCAGATGCGGTTGAATCTACTCGTTGGTGTGATTATTCTAATGAAGGTAGATTTGAAGGTGTTTCTTTCTGTCTTCCTCATTGGGTTGAAGATTCGATTTTTAATACTTGTTTTAAGAGATTTCTTAAAGATGTTGAAGCTATTGAAAAGAATGAAGATAAGATTCAACGTCTTTATGATCTTGAAGATATTGCTTTTTGTTTATATCAAAATGATACTAATATTGCAAATAAGCGAGCTTATCATTATATCAGATGTTGCATCATGGATGAGATCTTTTATAATGAAGCTAAAGATGAACTTGATTTACCTGCTCAAGATGCACGTGAGTATTTGTTCTTAGGTGTTAAGAGTGAAATGTATTATACTGGCTTTAATAAAGAGTGGGATAACATCATTGATAAGCGTCTTTATGATAAGTATGGTAAAGCACATCCGAATATGCATATTACTATGCAACAATGTAAAGATCATCTTGATGTAATTAGAGATTCTTAAAAAGCTATTATTGATTCAGATCATGGCAGAGAGAGCGAAAGTGCAGGTAACTAAGTTACCTGCTTTTATAGCACTTGATACATATATTAAACATTTTGGTGAACCTAACATTGTGTTTCATATAACTGATTTCAATTATCCTTTATCTTATAACAAACGTTTGTCTAAGACTGAACTTCTAGTTTATAAAGCTCTTGGACAAGTATATAAGATTTATCCTGTCAATGAGTTATATGTTAAGGATACTGTTGTTCGTTTTAAAGAAATTGAAGATTATAGTCATTACCAAACTGAATTGAATTTTGATGAATCTGTTTGAAATACAAGCTAATATTGATAGAATATTAGAATATGCTGCCGAGAA